AATGAAGATAGATGATATCCCAGTTAATAGCATTATACTTAAAGGGTTTATTCAGAAAGATGGTAGACTCGGAGTTGAGCTAGGCCATAACTTTGAGGTGGATACAGAGCTTTCTGACGGACTCGACGAAGAGTCTATCCTGTATCTACTAGATGTTCTCATGGGCATCCGAATTACTTTAGATGCCGGACTAGAATTGTTCGCGCAGCAAGGCGCTATGGCTAGGACCATCGAAGACCTTTCTGAAGAACTTGGCGATCAAGATATTATTTTTGAGCCTGATGAGGAGCTCAAGGATGTTCTCAAAAAGTCTGAGAGCAATGTAATTTCATTTAACAAAAAGAGGATTCATTAATGAGCAGAAGTAAAAAGAAAAATGATTACGAAGATGTAATCGGCAACCCGGACGATGGAGCTGAACCCGATATGGTCAATAGCCCACCACATTATAACCAAGGACCCATCCAGTGCATAGACGCAATACAGGCTGCTCTTACTCCGGAAGAATTCAAAGGATACATAAAGGGAGCAACAATGAAGTATTTATGGCGTGAAAAACATAAAGGTAAGGTCCAAGATTTAGCCAAAGCCCAGTGGTATTTAAAGCATGCAATTGCAAGTGATTTAGGGAGTTAATGTCATGGATGAGGAAGTACAAATACAAGGATATGAGTATTTTGATGAGGATAACGAAAGCCTTAGAGATCCTAATACCTATTTAAACAAAACTCCGCTCAATATGGTCAAACAATTTGCTAGATGTAATGATCAGATTTTGAATCATTCTTGGGTCAAGGACTCTCATAAAGAGCTTTTTAGAGTAGCTCTAGTACAAGAAGAGTATGGAGAGCTTCTTTCTGCAACTACCGCCGAAAATCAGCTCAAAGAAATAGTCGATTTAATCTACGTCTTATATGGCTACGGCGCCACTTTTGGGTGGAATGTAGATGAAGCCGTTAGGCGAGTTCATGCAAGCAATATGAGTAAGCTCGGACCGGACGGAAAGCCGATCAAAAACGAAGATGGAAAAGTATTAAAAGGGCCAAATTACAAAGCGCCCGATTTATCAGATTTAGTGTGAGGAAGATATGAACGTACAAGAATTAAAGAACTCAATTGCCCTGCCAACAGATTATCAAGCATTTATCCATACAAGCAGATACGCTCGATGGGTTGAAGAAGAGAAGCGCCGGGAAACTTGGGATGAAACAGTAGACAGATTTATTAACAATGTTGTCCGAGGTAAAGTGGATGCAGAAACAGAGGATTCCATCAGATTTGCAATCCTTAATCTAGAAATCATGCCCTCAATGCGAGCAATGATGACTGCCGGACCTGCTATGGATAGGGATAATACCTGCGCGTACAATTGCTCCTATTTACCTGTCGATGATCAGAAGTCGTTTGATGAAGCAATGTTTATTCTTCTTTGCGGAACTGGCGTTGGTTTTTCTGTGGAGTATGACACAGTACAGAAGCTGCCGGACGTACCGGAGAAGCTGTTTGAGAGTGATACCACTATCCTTGTTAAAGACTCTAAGGAAGGTTGGGCGAAAGCTTTGAGGATCCTCATTGCATGTCTATACTCCGGGGAAGTTCCTAAATGGGATGTTTCTAAAATTAGACCGAAGGGTGCTAGATTAAAAACCTTTGGTGGCAGAGCTTCCGGACCGAAGCCTTTAGTCGATCTCTTTAATTTTGTTGTTGCTAAATTTATGGATGCCCAAGGCAGAAAGCTCAGTCCACTAGAGTGCCATGATATAATGTGCATGATCGGTCAGATTGTAGTTGTGGGTGGCGTAAGACGTTCCGCTATGATTAGCCTCAGTTCTCTTGAGGACGATAGTTTAGCCCAAGCTAAGAGCATATATGACGTTGATGAGTATAAACTGATTGATGAGACGGATGAGCATTGGGAATACACGCTGACGATGAAAAAGAATGCGGCTGTAAGACCTACTTATAAAATCAAGCTCGATAAGGAAAAGGCTAAATGGGATCAGCATCAGTTAGAGCATGACAAGAAAGTAGGTTGGTGGATAGTCGAGCCCCAAAGAGGTCTTTCTAATAATAGTGTTTCCTATAATGAAAAACCAAAATCGGCGGCTTTTTTAAGAGAGTGGACTACACTTACAGAAAGTGGATCTGGGGAAAGAGGCATAGTCAATCGTGAGGCTATGGTAAACCAAGCTAAAAAAATTGGTCGAGATGAGAACCATGAGTGGGGAACAAACCCTTGTTCAGAGATTCAACTTAGACCGTATCAATTTTGTAATTTAAGTGAGGTCATTATTCGTGCTCAAGATACTGAAAAAGATCTTCTCAGAAAAGTCCGTTTGGCATCAATTCTGGGAACTATCCAATCCACATACACCAACTTCCCCTACTTGCGTAAATTGTGGCAGAGAAATACAGAAGAAGAGAGACTGCTTGGTGTGTCGCTCTCCGGGATAATGGATAATGAATTAACTAATGGTAAAAGTGGCGATCTCGAAAAGCTTCTCAAAAATCTAAGAAACGAAGCGGAAAAAACAAATGGGATATGGGCTCAAAAACTTCAGATTCCTAAATCGGCTGCTCGAACATGCGTGAAGCCGTCCGGTACAGTTTCTCAATTGGTGGACTGTGCATCAGGGATTCATGCTCGGCATGCTCTGCATTATATTCGCACAGTCAGAGGAGATAACACTGACCCACTTACTCAATTTATGATTGATCAAAAGATACCGCATGAAAAATGTGTGCAAAACCCGGATACTACTACGGTCTTTAACTTCCCTGTTAAAGCTCCGATAAGGTCTGTTGTTCGAAATAAAATGTCTGCCGTAGAACAACTACAAATGTGGCTTACATACATGCGGCATTTTACAGATCATAAACCATCTGTGACTGTCAGTGTTCGTGAAGATGAGTGGTTTGAAGTCGGTGCTTTTGTTTATCAGTATTTCGATGAAATGTCGGGCGTCAGTTTTCTACCTATGAGCGACCATGTATATAAGCAAGCTCCGTATCAAGATTGTAATAAAATCGATTATGAAAGGCTAATTAGGCTCATGCCAAAGATCGATTGGTCACGATTAAAAGAGTACGAAAAAGAGGATGGAACAAAGGCATCACAAACTTTAAATTGTACTGGAGATGTGTGCGAAATGGTTGATATTAGCGCATAAAAAAAGCCCTCTAGCCTTGACTAGAGAGCTCTGAAACTATATGTAGTACATAAGGATTCCGAGGTAACTACCTTTGAATTTCTGTTAGGTAAGTCCGGGGTTTGGTCGCCCCGGACATTTTTTATTGCGTTGCAGTATTCAGTATTTCTTGGGTTTCTTCTACGATACCTGAGAAGGGAGATTCCTCATCATCGATCTCCGTTTTTATAAATGCTCGAGCAATAAATCCTAGCATGAGGTCTTGGAGCAAAGGATCTCTTGGGTTCTTATTGTACTTATCTGCTAGTGCTACATACTCATCTGCATTTGCGAGTATCTCATTCAATACAGCATTTGCCCGGGCATCTGTATCCATCCGGTCCACGCCAACATTAGACAAAGCACGAAGTCTTGCACCTAATCTATTTAATGGCCCTACTGTTAAATATATCAATCGTGTGCTTGCAGATCGAGCTGCAACATTAAACCCTGTAGCTGACTGTGATCGTATCGGAGTAGCTCGAGCAGAGTCTGTTGCTTCTTTAGCGGACTGTAAGATAGTCTCAATGGCGTTTACTACATTGGGCTGATCCCGGTATATAATCCGACCTAGATCGAGTGCGCTATCTCTATTGATTAGCATATCGCCAATAGCTGCCGATTTTACTGGCGTCACATTGCCGAGCTCCGGAGTTTTAGCTAGAATTTTACCATCTCTCAGGAAGTTGTTGTAGGCTAGTTTCAAGCCTTTTATTAAGACAACCTGCTCTCCCGGCGGCTGCTCAGATATTATATCCATCAACTCTGTAACACGCTGCCGAGACTCTCCGCCCATACGCTGACCGGCGCCGAATATCTCTTCAAATTTTGCTTGGGGATTAGAGGTAGTCAGAATCTTGTTGCTATCTCCGCCAATAAGCTTTGCTAGTCTTGGAGTGCGCTCAGTATTAAAAAACTTTTTCAAGACGCTGTTCTCTACTTCTCCTAGCATATCTTTGGATGCTTCATTTACTCCGGCTAGTACTTTTTCAATGTCGGTCACTGCCGTTTTACTTCTGCTTGCATCCTCGACCCTAGCAATAAAAGTATTCAAACTGTTTATTTTATCCGCCATCTCCGGAGACGTTTTAGCTAATGTATTGAGCTGCTCAGCGTACTGACGCAAAGTGGACGTAAAACTGGAGAGGTCTGCTTGTTCTAATCCAGAAGTCTTTATAGCGTTATAGAAGTTATTAACCGTATCAACGATCATATAATCTGCAATCGCGCCGGGATCCGCCGCACCATCAATCGCCGTAGCAAGGTTTTTAATCCTAGCTGTATTGCCCCCTTCCAAAATGGACCGAGTAAGATCCTCGACTTTAGGTTCAAATCCGGGTCTAAATCTTTCTGTTCCTGTAACGATACTTGCTTGTTCACTAGCCGGGGTTCGACCTAATGTTGAATCCCAGATGTGGGCAAAGCGTTGCATTACGTCACCGTCTCGCCAGATTTTAACAAATTCGTCTTTGTAATATCTTTTAGCTTCAATTGCTGCTTCAGCAAGTTCTGGACTAGACTCCTCTACAAAGTCCACCATGTCTTCATCAATGAAGTTAAGTATGTCTCGGTAGTACCCCCCAAGAGTACCATCTTTAGCCTCAAATGCTGCCGATGCAAGTTTTGCAAACTCTGGTCTTACTTTTCTGTAGAAGAAACCAAAATCAGCGCCACTTGATTCAAGCCAAGCGCCAAATCTTTCTTTAACTTCGTCATCCGTTTCTTTTCGTGTAACTGTTTTTCCATCAATTACTTCACTAATCCTTTGAGGTTGAAGCTGAGCTATAAAATTATCATTTCTCGAAAATGCAGTACTTGCTCTTGTTACTTCTTCAACTGGCATGCGTGAAAATAGATCATATATTTTGTCTACGTCGATATCACCGCCTTTTATTGCAGCATATCGGGTATTCTTTTGGTTAACCATTTCAGAATAATTTTTCTCAAGACCTTCTTGTATCTGGACTCGAGCTGCCGTTTTATCGGCTACAAGTTTTGTACCGGAGGCGTTTTCTAGGCGTTTTAATAATCCTAGATCGTCTGTTATTGCATCAACAATATCATCAATGCTTGCATCGTAGGCTTTCTGAGCCTGTACAACATTTTCTTCCAAAATCTCATTAACCTGACCTCGCGCAACATTCACGAACCCTTCGGCGGAGTCTGTTAAAACTTCTTGGTTAGTTGAGTCTCCGATCAAATCATTTGCTTGGGTTTTAAGCTGAGTATTTACTTCGTTAACAGGGGCGTCTAGCCGAGCCTTTACTTGTTCACCGCCCGGGGCGTTTATTTGACCTGCTCTAATTCTCTGTGCGTTTGCTATGTCTGCTTGATCGAGATTACCTTTGATCAATGCGCTTACGGTATCGAGAGTCAGGGTTTTATTTTGTCCGAGGTTATTTATATCCTCGACTATAACGTCTTTATTTTCGCGAACTATATCGGCAACAATCTCTCGAGCTTTGGCTAATTGTTCTGGAGAGGCGTCTGGTCCTAAATTAGCAAGCTCTTGTGACAGTCGTAGGTAAACTTGCTTCTTTGTGTTTTTACCTAAAGTCGCTGAGTATGCGGATAGAAGTACATCGTAACCTAATGTTGCTGCGTCTTTACCTATTTTAATACCAGTACCCAAGACGCCGCCCATTGCCATGCCCTCAACGAACACATTCATTCTCTGATTAAGAACTCTGGCTGCTTCATCTTCGCCTAGCATCGTAAGATCAGCTATATCTCCAAATACTTTTCCTTCCCCGAAGAGCAGTGTATCCTCCTCAGTTCCAACTGTAGCAGTGGCAAAAAACTCACCAGTAAGCGCAGCCGGGGCTCCTCGGACTACATTGCCAAAAAGCTGAATAATCTTTGGCGCGTTTTTTAAAACATTGGTTACGCCTTGAAATCCTTTGTACACAGCTGTTCCCGGTAGTAATGCTGCTAGTAGCGCCGGAAGACCATCTACAATAAGACTGTCACCTAAATCGTCAGTCTTTAAACCAAATTTCTTTTCTTGAGCCCTTTCGGTAAAATCGGTATCAACAACTACACCTCGCCTAAGACCTATATTCTCAGCGGTTTTATCTAGAGCAGCTCCCCCGAGTACCCTTGCGTCATTAAAACTTTCTGAAATACCGCCAACAATTTTTCTGCCTAAAGATACAGTAGGATCATCATTTCCAGCAAATCCAAATTTATCGCCAAAGGCAGATCTTGAGGGTGGATTTATAACATTTCTCTCGCCAGTATTAGGATCAGTGTAGATATAGGCATTAAATGCCATATTTGGCTCTGTCTGAGATTGTTCTTCATAGTTGTATAAATCTGGAGTGTCCGCCCCGGGAAGAATGCTTACGTCAGGATTTACAAAAGATCCATCAGGCTTTCTGGCAACTAAGTTTTTGAAGTATGTAGACGCTTTATCGAATGCTGAGCCAGTTTCATCTGTCTCAAAATCATCATACATGTTTAAGCCAACATCCACCGTCTGAAGAAGCTGATCTTCAACTTCCTTCTCACTTTCATCTTCATCCCACGGCATTTTCGTAGACGTATCTATAGTGTCTTCATCTACTGGATCCCAAGGCATTACATCAGCCATGAGGCTCTCCTCTTATGGTTTTGTTTTGATTGTTTCGTTTCCGTTGGCGTCTATAACTCGGAACTGAGTACCCGGAGCTGCGTTATCCCACATTTGTTGCGCGGCAGCATCTCTAGTCAAAAGCGGAAGTTGTGAGGTATTCGTTAGAACACTGTTATCTCCGGCTTTATATAGATCATACTGTTCTTTTGCTTTAACATCAAAACTAGCATCACTTACTCGGTCTGTAGTCTGTTTTGCAAATGGGGTTGTAAAACCTTGTGTACCAAGAAAATCTATATAATCTTTATCGCCGATAATTCCCTTAAGGATACCTTTTCTTTGAGACTCTGTGCGACCCTCTGTAGCTTTAAGAGCTTCGTTAATTTTTAAAAGGGCTTCTTCTGCTGTCAAAGCTCCATAACCAACTTTTTTCAAGTTAAGATCTAATTCGTTATCTGATAAACCTTGTCCTGTAGAACCATTAAGTCGGGCGAGATCATATGCAGCTTGTAATTGGAGAGTGAACATGACCTTTTGAGCATTGGTAAGATCTCTAAAGTTATCTATTACTCTAAACTGACCGAGAACCTCATCGAACTCTAAACCACCTTCTACGGCAGATTTAAAACCTCGCATTAGGTCATCACTTATATCTATTGCACCGCGCAGTACACCTAGCGTTCTGTTAAATGCTGCCGGGTTTTCATATGCGAGTTGTCTATATGCAAGAAGATTATCTATTGTATTATCACCATTTGCGATTATCTGTCCTAGATCTTGCAATGGCTTGTTATAGATTTTGATAAATTGCTCAGCGTCATAGTCTTGCGGAATTAACTTGCCCTTAGTAGTATCAATTGGCGTAGCTTTCTCTACATCCGTAATGTCGTAAAACTTACCGCCTTTATATACTAACTGCATAGGAGAAAGATTCTTTAGAAGACCTGTAGTTTTATCTTTTTCGTAAAAGACAAACGGATCTCTATCTTCATCTGCTTGTTGCGCGGCTTTCTGTTTAGCTTCATCTAGATCTGTCTGGGTTTGCTGATCTAGTTTACTTTTTAAATAAACATAATGCTCGATCTGCTCACCCTGCCCCTCGCGAAACTTTGTAAGCGGCATATTCTCAACCACCATCATCGCAGCCATTATATTTTCTTTAGAAGTTAGCCTGTTCTCTTCCAGAAATTCATCTATTTTAAAGAACGTACCTTCTTTTATAGCATCCTTTATACTGGACTCATATAAGTCTAATGTTGTCTTTTCTGTAGGAGTAAGCTGAACGGCTTCTGCCATAAGCTCAGCTTTAAGGGCTAATAATTTTTGAAGCCCATCTTCGTCATAAGTAATGCCATCGAGCTTACCACTAAAATCAAACCGCTTTGGAGCTTCTCTTGTTTTAACTACGCTACCACCGCCAGTTCCTAGCGTACCGGTTTCTAGTCCTTCTACCATTTTATCGAGTTGGTTATCACTTACTAGAAAAGATCCATCTGCATCTTTCTTTCTAAAACCTTCCCAAACACTACGCATTACTTTTCGCTTTTGGCTTGGCTTATCTACTTTCGATAGCTGATCATTTGCATACCAGACAAATAAATCATTCTGAGTTTTCTCATCGAATACTGTCCCATCAGTAATATCTAGCTGAGTAAAACCGCCGTTTTGTTTGATATAATTTAATGTGGAGTTGATAAACTGAAACTGACCTACCGGTGTGGAAGATTTATTTTCTTTTGCCGCTTGAGTTTCCGGCGGCAAGTTTTGCTTAACATAATCGTAATAGCTTCCCTCACCACGCGCAGCTCCAAAGTCTAATACTTCAGCTACAGTCATTTCAGTAAGAACTGTTCCAGAAAACGTATCATTTTGGGACTGATTAAACAAAGCATCATATCCCCCGGCCCCACTTTCATGTAGAGAAAATAAGCCGTTAGGATCTATTTCAGATAAGAAGTTATACTCAGGGTTAGCCGGAATTATTTCTAATCTTTCCGCATCTTTCAAACCCTGTAAATATTCGGCAGCATTACCATAGTTGCTGTCGTAATCTTTCAAAGAGTTATAAGCGTAAGCTATAGCCTCTGGGGCGTCAGGATTTTCTGGGAAAATTTGTGCAGCAAGACGTTTAGCAGACGATTTTAATGCATTGTCTTCTGTTTCTTTTTCTTTAGCGGCAGCTAGAAGATCCGTCTGGTTTTCCAATGCAGTCTTGTAATATGTCGAGAAAGAGCTTCTAAACGCTGAAGCAAAGGAGTCCATATTACTTGGTGCAAAGCTGAGCTCACCGCTCTCTACCCTTCGTTGCGTATCACGCCATCCCATTACACGCTCTCCTCTTCTTCGTTATCGAGCCCAAGCATTGCAAGCTGCTCATCTTCAGCCGCCGGTTTTATTTGTTCTAATGTTGGCTTAGCCATCAATCCCTCTGAAGGTTCTTTTGGCACGACAATTGACTCTTCAACTACATCTTCAGCATCATCGGAAATGCCCATAGCTAATTTTATTTCAGTCGGCGTATATACAATCTCATCAGAAGGTTTATCGCCCATGTCGTATTTAATGTCATTCTTCTTAGCAAAGATCTCAATGTGTCGCGCTAAAGGTCCGGCTGCAAGAATAGCCATGTCTATATGTATTCTGCCTTTAGATATTGATTGCAAAAGAAGTACAGTAACTATTCCGCTGATAGGAACTTCTAGATCAAGCAAAGAGTAAATCATGCTGATCCCACTTGCATTTTCCATTTGTGTGATAAGGTGATCTACAACATCGTCATAATTATCAAAATCGGCAGGTCTGTGCCAAGGATAGTTCCGAGTATCGGCAGTATAGTTTTCCCCGGGGATTGCTACATTAAGCTCCATCATCGGACCCCCCTAACTTCATATCCTCTTCCATCTCTTTAAAGAACTTCGGAGTATATCTTATTTCTTCACTTGTTGCGTCAGAGACATTTATTGGCGTCTCTCCGGCTCTAAATGCCCTAATACTTCGTTTAACTGCGTCTTCGAATGTCATACAATAGCTCCATAATTGACCCGGAGATAACCATCAGAACCTTCTAGTACTGCTTCTGGGTGAGTTTTTTGTAATTCTTGCGCTAGTACGCCAACCGGAGCTGATGTAGCTAAACCAAGATCTTGGGCAGTTTCGTTCCACTGCCATGTATAAACTTTGATACCATTTGGAAGGGTATGGAGCAGCTCAATATCGTCTTTCAATCTTACATCAGATGACATAATTGTTTTAACAGCAACCGCTGAAGCTATATCGCCAAAGATACTAAATATGCCGCCGCCCTTACTACTTGATTGAGCCATAATGGTAGATTTTAGTATCTCCATATCTCTGGTGGCTTCGCTTTCAGAAGATTTCCAAAGCATATCGAGCATACTATCTACTCTATCCCAGATTTGGTTTTGAGCTTCTTGCGTAATGCTAAGCATGTTTTTAACATCAGTTGCGGCTGCATCGAAGAGAAGCTTATTGTTAGAGAGCTCCACAGTCTGCCGCCACTTCGCATTAGCTGTATCAATTTGATACTGCATATTCGCATAGAACTTCTGCCGACTGTCTTCCATAGTAGCATTAAACTCAGATATGTCGTTCATCTCACCAGTATTAAACTTTCGCATTGCGTTTACTTGCTCTGCGTTAAACAGTGAAATATTAGAGCTTAATTGATCGTAAAATTTAGTAAAATCATTTACGTTTTCTGCCGTGAATAGTCTTTGGGCATTAATGGATTGTTGATCTTCAAACAAAGCTTGTGTTCTAGATTGTGCATCAATGACTGACGATTGCTGCTCATTAGTTAGGTTTGTCAGATCCATTTGAAGAAACGCTTTGGCATTATTTACTGCCGCCGATTCTCGAGCACTAAGATTAGAGGTATCAAACTGAGCAAGCACATTAGCTTTATTGACTACTTGCTGTTGCCTATTATCTAAATTCTTAATTGTCAGCGTTTGGAAAAATTGAGCATCTTTCTCCGCCATGCCAACCGTAGCTTCCATCATAGCTTGTGCCATTGCTGCCGTCGATGCACTCCCGGTCATTCCTTTAAATGTCATTGTGCGAGAAAGCTCTCGATAGAGTGGAGCCGCCCATGTTGGTATTCTAGGCTCTCCATCCGGTCCAACGAACTGCTTTGTAAGGATTTCTGTCTGACCGGCTATTGTAGCTTTTTTATCAACGTATTTACCTTCGCCTAGTTCTTGTGCAAGGAGCTTGCCTTGAACGGTACTAGTGTCGATAATTTGTGATATGCTCTGTAGAGCTACATCGTTTAGAGCGCCCCCGGTATAGTTAATACTGCCGTCTCTATTTATGCCAGTACTCGCCCCGGTCATATCAATCTGGATCTCATCAGCATCGATTATGTTATCTTGATCAAGAGATCCTGTCGCAGTATCTACGCCATAAAGGGGGTCAGTAATTCTATCTGTTACAGTAGACGCCGTATATGATCGTGGATCAGCCCCAGATGGTGCAGTTGCAGTCTCTGTCGAAGCCACAGTATTTGCATTTATGTTTACATTTTGCCCAAGTCCATATCTTGGGTCGCTAGAATTCAATGCCACGCCTTTAGCTTGAGCATTAATTAAAGTCAAACCGTCTTGAAGCGTCATGTTGCGATCAGCAAGATACTTCTGAGGATCCGCAATCATTGCTTGGGCTTCTTCGTTAGATGTTATTAAACCTACATCTTTAGCCATTTGCAGAAGTGTGGCAGAATCCATTGGCGGTGTTTCTGGCTCAACCTCTTCAGTAGTCTCTGTAGTGCTTGAAGATGAGCCCCCATTACCACCGTTACCACCTATTTCGGCGGCTTTATTATTGTCGTTTTCATAATTAATATTAAGATCGTTAGTAACTGTATTACCAAACCTCTCTACAAAATTAGTATCGTTAGATCCATCGTCACCAGTTATTTGTTGGTACTCAGTATTAGAACCGCCGTAAAACTGATCCCCGGAACCGCCCTGCCCACCGCCATCAAACATATCGCCAACATCTTTGAACCCTGTAAGTTTTTCAAATGTGCTCATTTCTTCAGCCATCTAGTTTTTCCTTCTCAGCGCTACATTGACGAATACGATCTCGCAATAAAATGTAATCTGTAACTACGTTTGGAATTGCTTCAAAAGCCTCATCTAAAACGTCTAACTCTACAGCTAGTGTTTCAGTAAAGTCCTCAGAGTATTCTTTAATGGGTGGACAATAGATTTCTAAATCGGTTCTATAGACCGTCTCGGCGCAACCTGTCAGTGAGAGACTTGCGATCAGTAATATTATCTTCTTCATGCTCGGAGAGTGCCTTATAAAAATTTGTTTTCTTTTTTGAAGCTTGAAGGTCATCTTTAAGGATTTTATTTTTTTCCTTATTGGCGCCTACGACCTTTCCCATCAGGTAAATAATTGGGATTGCCAAGGCCAAAGCACCAATAATGTAGGTCTTTATCTTGGAAAAAATAAACACTAGTGGACACCTTCTTTGTGGTCTTTAAACCTTGCCCATGCTGCTAGAGCTATTCCGCCGATTGCACAGATTAAAAACAATGTCTTCATACTGCTCGAGTACGGAACTAAAGCCTCTATCTGTGGAGTTATTTCTCCCATAGCGGTTGCAACGCCGGCTATACCGGCCCCTGCCATCGTCTTACTTTTACTTAATGGTTTTACACTTGCCGCTTGAGGTTTTTGTGGCATCTCCGGTCCGCCGGGATCACTAGGAAGTTTAGCGTCTCGACTAAATACTGCCGCCTCTGCCGCTCTTCGCCGTGTCAATCCATTTAGAACTTGAAGCTTGCCATTTACTCTAGCCTTGTTCCATCTCATTAGTTGCTCTGGAACTTCTTCATATCGACCTTGGTTTAGAAGTTTAAGAGCTGTACTTTTTTTGAAGTTGACCTCACCTAAATTGAATACCCATGAGCTAAGAGCATCGAACTGACCTTGGGTAAGAGGTACGTTCACGTTTCGATAAATAGCTTTATTGTGATCGAGAACATCTTTTACCAGTAAAGCTTCAGCTTCTTCTTTGGTAATTTTCATTCCAGATCTGACGCCGCGAACGGAACCATAACCTAGAGTCCATTTTCCGGCAGGGCAACGATAACTGGTTATCATGCCATCTTCTTGTACTTTATGAAGACCTTCGAACCTTTTAATAAGTTCGATACCTTCCTTACTTGTTTCTTGAGGGTGCATTATCCTGTCGTCCTAAAAAAGGGATCGTTCTGAGCAGCAAAACCTGTATTCACTGCCGCATTACGATTTGCTAAGTTTTGGGGAGAAAGCCCCCCGGTTGCGTTCCCTGTACCCGAGTAACCTAGTTGATCCATAGCTCCGAAAAGTTGATTCATATTTAGAGCCGATTGATCTATGAGCTGACCTTGATTATTGGATGTAGCTAAAAGTAGATTGCTTTGTGGATCTATTGCTCTGCGCGTTGTATTGCCTTGAGCATCTAGTGAGCTAGGAATAAGAGCTCCGTTATTATCAAAGGCGTTTGCCAACTTGGTATATTGATCACGCATTGTAGCATCCATGTTATTTGGCGAAGATAAAACCTCGCGTATAACGCCTAGCCTATTCACTACATCTCGAGCTACTGTCAGTTCTCCCATTGATTGCGGCTGAGCTCCGGCTGATATGTCTGCCAATGCCTTGCCAAAATTCAGATTAGCGGCTGCTTGAGCTCCGGCGCCTTGTTGGACCGCCACGTTATTGTTGTTTACTGCCGCTTGAATATTGCCTCTCGCCCTTGAAGCGGCATCATTGGAATCTGCCATTTCTTCGCGCAGCGTACCAATACCGCCAGTTACCATTTCTTGAAGATCTGCCCGGCTTCTGTTTGCCAGTGACGCATCATCGTCATACTGATTTCTAAATCCGGTGAATGCAGTCTGTAGACCGCCTACGTCATTTAAAATGTTCGATTGCCCATCTGCTAGACCGCCATAATATGTGTCTTGGCGTCCTGATAAATCATCTAAAAAACTTTGCAAGTTGGCTTGACCGCTTACGATATTAGCGGAAGCCGCATCTAATCTATCAGCTTGATTAGTAAAACCGGTATTAACGGCATCTTGAGTATTAGCAAATCCAGTGTTTACGTTTTGATTAACTTGGTCAAACCCGGTGGTAACATTTCCAGATAGGTCATTTAAGGATCCAGACACTCCCTGTACTTGCTCTCCTACACCGGTTAGCTGATTACCAACATTAGAAAACCCGGTAGCTACCTTATCCCCTAATCCTTGAGTGTCTGCCCTGACCTGACCAACGTCACTCAGAATCTGACCTGTATCGGTCATTATTTGGCCCTGATTAGCAGCGGAAGTAGCGAAGCCTTGGTTGACCTGATCTACCTTTGCTAAGTCTGTAGTATCAATTTCGTTAGTAATATTTGTGGTAGATCCTCCGCCCCCAAAAGTATCAAATCTTTGGTTAATAAGATCCTGAGTTGTAGACTGACCGCCAATTAGTTGTTCAGTATCGCCTTTAATGGTGTCTGTTACTCCTACAGTTTGACCGCCGGCAGTCATTTGTTCGCCACCAGTTGTTGTGACAGTTCCATCGGCGGCGGTATTCGTAATTACAGGAGTCGTAAAACCTACTGTATTACCAGTGACTGTACCATTCTCACTGGCTGTACCCAGTACTTGCCCTGCTTCAACAATTGGCGCTACAGCGTCATCAACTATAGTTTCCACCTCACTTGCACTGGCTCCACCACCGCCTTTGAAGGTGATTAACCCACTATTTCTTGGGCTTAGAAATTTAAAAAATGGGTTGTACAGTGTCATTTCAGATCTCCATATCGAAAACGTAGTATAAT